CATTTACATAATGGTTGTTGGTATAGTGGTGCTATTTACATTAAAGCCGATGGTGATGAAGGTATGCTTAACACTATTGATAAAGATGTTCAAGTTGGAAGTGATTTTCCTCATTCAGAAAGATCAAAATCAGGTTGGGATTTTAAGCCACTGACAGGGAAAGCATTATTCTTTCCGAGTGGTTTAATGCATATGGTTGAACCTAATCCAACAGACAAAGATAGGTATTCGATTTCATTTAATATTGATATGAAGTATATGCATAAGGATGCCAACTTTGGACATATAGAAAATTATAATCCTGATGAATTTTTATTCGATTTGGATGAAAACGGCAATCCGATCATTCAATTTTAATAAATAACTGTATGGAAATTACACTAGACCCAATGTTTCTATGGGACGTTCTTATCACCGTTATTATCTTACCACTAGGATTTTTGGTGAGAGGAGTTCTATCTGAACAGAAACGATTAGACATCTTAGTCAATAAAACCCGTGAAGAAATTGCTAGAGACTATGTGACTCGGGAACAGTTAGAAGTAGAATTTCAAAAGATTATGGACGCCATTGACCGTATTGATCAGAAACTTGATCGACTACAGGCAAAAACATACTTCCAAGAATAGTTTCAGCATAAATAGTGGTATAACAGGAATACTACTATGGCAGAACCAAATAGCAGAAGCACACTAAAAGACTACATTAAAAGAAAATTAGGAGCACCTGTTCTTGATATCAACGTCGATGATGACCAGTTTGATGATAGAATGGATGAGGCTCTACAGTATTTTAGAGAATACCATTACGATGGTTCTATTAGGTGCTATCTAAAACATCAATTATCTTCATCTAAACTCACAACGATGAAGACCGACGAAAGTTTTACTGAAACTGTAGCGGGAACACACGCATACACAGATGAGATAGTAAAACAACAACAAAATTACATTCTTTTACCCGAATTTGTTCTCGCGGTAATGAAAATTTTCCCATTCAATGATAAGAGTAATCTTAATATGTTTGATTTAAGATATCAATTAAGATTAAATGACTTACACGATTTAACAGCAACTAACATAATGTATTATGAAATGGTGCAACAACACATCACATTAATGGATCAGATTTTAGTTGGTGTTCCACAAGTAAGATATAATCAACACATGAATCGATTGTATCTTGATATGGATTTAGACAGTGTTACCGCAAACGAATATATTATCATAGATTGTTATAGAAAAATAGACCCCACAGACTTTACAGACATTTATAATGATATGTGGTTAAAGAGATATGCAACCGCACTGGTTAAATATCAATGGGCTGAAAATCTTTCTAAATTCTCAGGTATATCATTGCCCGGCGGAGTGACATTAGATGCAGAAGGTATGAAAACTGAAGCTTCAGAAGAAAGATCAAAACTAGAAGAGGAATCAAGACTCAATTTTGAAATGCCTGTAATGGACTTAATGGGGTAAGTAAATGCCTACAAATACGTTTTTTAATCATGCAGTAGCTACTGAACAACATCTTTATGAGGATTTGACAGTTGAAGCTCTACGTATGTATGGTCACGAAGTTTATTATCTTCCAAGAGAAATAGTAGAAGAAGACAAAATCCTTGGTGAAGATATACAATCAAGATTCAGTGATTCGTATCTTGTTGAAATGTATTTGGAAAACACAGAAGGTTTTGAAGGTGAAGGCGATCTATTCAGCAAATTTGGTGTATCCATTCAAGAAGAAGCATCATTTATTCTTTCGTTGAGAAGTTGGGAAAGATTCATATCCCTTGACGCAAATGTAGCAGTAGCTGGAAGACCTAATGAGGGGGATTTAATATATTTGCCATTGTCAGGTTCTTTATTTGAAATCAGATTTGTAGAAGACCAAGACCCATTCTTTCAACTAGGAAAACTATTTGTATTTAAGCTTAAATGTAGTCTGTTTGAATACGGTGGAGAAGATTTCGATACTGGAACTTCTGCTGACTTGGTTGAAGCAGATATGGCATACTCAATAGAAATGACTCTGGCAGCTGCTGGTGGGACTGGAAACTACACACTTAATGAAAATGTCACACTTGGTGGTGTAGTAGTTGGAGAAGTTATAACATGGTTGCCAATTACAAGACAACTTACCTTGAAAGACCTTACTAAAACATTATTAGTTGGAGATACGTTAATTGGGGAAAGCTCAGCTGCATCATATGTTATTGAAGATATAACTGATGTAATGACTATGGAAAGCAGTGGACAGGCGGAGAACCTTGAATTCGAAGCCCAAGGAGATAATTACTTAGACTTTAGCGAGACAAATCCGTTTGGTGAGGTTACATAATGTTCGGGACATATTTCTATCACGAAACATTTAAACGTGCGGTTTCCATCTTTGGAACGCTGTTTAATAATATAGACATCAAAAAAACACAGTCTGATGGAACTGTATTGTTGCAACAGAAGGTTCCAATATCTTATGGGCCTAAACAAAAATTTCTAGAAAGACTCCAAGAAGATTTAAAAGCAAGAGACGGTAGTATTACCTCAATCAGTCTACCACGTATGGCTTTTGAAATAACTGGGATCGAATACGATCAAGCAAGACAACAAAACAAATTACTTAGAGCGACAAAACCAACAACAGAAGGAAGTGATATTGGGAAAAGAGGTTTTCAATACCAACCAGCACCGTATAATCTTAACTTTACATTAAGCATTTTGGCAAAAAATGTTATAGATGCTCTACAGATTGTAGAACAAATACTTCCATATTTTCAACCTGAGTATCACGTCACTATGAAGATGATAGATAGCATGGTAGACAACAGAGACGTTCCAATTATTCTAAACTCAGTGACAATGGAAGATACTTATGAAGGCTCATTTGAAGAAAGACGGGTGATTGAGTATAGCCTTGAATTCACAATGAAATTATACTTCTTTGGCCCAGTTTATACGGGTGAAATTATTAGGAATGTTATTGAAAGAACCTTTATTTCGGATGGTCAACAAGCATTTACTACATCAGAAATCGATGGAGCTGGACTTATTAAAGAAGTTAAACACTATGAACCAGCATTTGGTGAGACTGCTAATGCCGTTTCGGCATCTGTAACTGTGACTTTCCCAGCTGCGATAAATACTAAGATAAGTGTAAACGATGAAGTCTTTGGAACCAACTTAGCAGCTAACCCAACGGTTGCTACAATAGCAGAGAATAAACTATCAATAACATTGAACAATGCAGTTACTATAGATGCAAATACTATACTTAAGTTTGTTGGTTCAGTTGATCCTACTGACACGTTTGTAGTAGCGGAGACAGTGACTTTTTATGATGATGGAGCAACGTCAACTTATGCTGATACTGTAGTTGAAGATGAAAGTTAAATATGAACAAAGAAATCGATGATAAGTTAGATGATCTTTTAGATATATCTACGGATTTAAAAAAGAAAACTCAAGTAATTAAAGTTCCCACACGTGCAGATAACATAGAAAATGACTACAAATATGCCCGTGAGAACCTCTATAATCTCGTAGAACGCGGTCAAGATGCCATAGACGGCATCTTACAACTATCCCATGAAACAGAACATCCTCGTGCATATGAGGTTGCTGGGCAATTAATCAAAACAGTATCAGAAACCGCAGAAAAACTTATTGATATACAGAAGAAACTTAAAGAAATAGAAAAAGAAACTGATAGTGTAAGAACCCAACATAACCATTTATATGTCGGCTCAACAAGTGATTTACAGAAGTATTTAAAGAAAAATAAACAGAACGATGGTTAAACCTACTAATGAAGGATACCTTGGAAACCAACTTATTAAAAGAGCTGGTGTTGACATTGAATATACCGAAAACGAATTAAATGATTATATAAAGTGTCAAGAAGACCCCGCATATTTCATTGAACAATACACACAAATTATATCATTAGATGAGGGGCTTGTCAAATTTAAGCTTCGTGGATATCAAAATAAACTTTTAGATCATTTTGATGATAACCGTTTTAGTGTAATTCTTGCATCAAGACAGAGTGGTAAATCTATTACCGCTTGTGCTTATCTACTTTGGTATTTACTATTCCATCCCGAAGTCACAGTAGCAATTCTTGCTAATAAAGGTGCAATCGCAAGAGAAATGGTTGCACGTATCGTGACCATGTTAGAGTCTGTTCCATTCTTTTTGCAGCCGGGCGTTAAAATTTTAAATAAGGGCTCAATAGAGTTCTCAAATGATAGCAAATTGGTCGCTGCAGCGACATCTTCTAGCTCAATTAGGGGGCTGTCTATCAACTTACTATACCTCGATGAGTTTGCGTTTGTTGAAAATGCAGACGAGTTTTATACTTCAACATATCCTGTTATCACCTCAGGTAAAGAATCTAAGGTAATTATCACCTCGACTGCTAATGGTGTGGGTAATATGTTTCATAAAATATACGAATCCGCTGTTCAAGAACAATCAGACTATAAACATTTTACCATTAATTGGTGGGATGTTCCTGATAGAGATGAGGCATGGAAGAAACAAACTATTGCCAATACATCAGAGGCGCAATTTGAACAGGAGTATGGTAATAGTTTCTTGGGAACAGGAAATACCCTTATCAATGCAAATACTCTCTTGGGATTAAGGTCAGAAGAGCCTGATTGGAATCGAGATAAGATAAATATATACGAGAAACCAATAGAGGGACATACTTACATTTGCACAGTTGATGTTGCAAAAGGACGTGGAATGGATTATTCCACATTTAACATCATTGATGTAAGTTCAAATCCATTTAAACAGGTTGCAACTTATAGAGATAGTATGATATCTCCAATGTTGTTTCCTGATCTACTTAATAAATATTGTATGCCATATAATGAAGCCTTAGTTATTATTGAAAATAACAATGAAGGCAGTATGGTTGCAACACAATTACATTATGATTTAGAATATCCAAATGTGTTTACTCAAGGTCTACTGAAAGCAGAAGACATTGGAGTGACAATGAATAGACGTATTAAACGTGTAGGATGTTCCACTTTAAAGGAAATACTGGAAGAGAATAGACTTCTACTTAGAGATCGACATACGATTACTGAGCTGATGACTTTCGTAAATAAAGGGAGTTCTTTTGAAGCAGATAGGGGTTATCATGATGACATGGTTATGACCCTTGTTTTATTTGGTTGGTTTATTACTACAGACTTCTTTTATCATTTAACGGATACTGCAGTAAAAGACCTATTATATGCCGAACAACAGCAGCTTATGGAAGATGATCTTTTACCAGCAGGTATATTCGGTGGCCAGAGAGAAGAACAAGAGGAGAGTTTTGTGGATAAGGAAGGGGATCGGTGGTTTAACGCTGAACAAGAACTTAACTTATGGTATAAATAAGTTGGTTGGGAATCCAAGTCTTATAAATAAAACAGTAAACAACTTTTTACATTAACAGGAGAAAAGTATGGCATTTCAAGTATCACCAGGCGTAGAGGTCAAAGAAATAGACCTAACGACGGTTGTTCCAGCCGTATCAAGCACAACAGGTGCGTTTGCTGGACAATTCCAATGGGGCCCTGTTGATGAAGTAAAAACGGTTTCAGACGCAAAAGGTCTAGTAGATGAGTTCTATCAACCAGCAAATACCAATGCTGCTGCAGAAGACTTTTATTCAGCAGAAGCCTTTTTAAGATATGGCTCTAGTTTAAGAGTAGTCCGTGTAGCAACAACGGGTATGTTTTCTGCTAATCAAGCAGGACATACAACAACGTTAGTCAAAAATGAAGACGCATATGAAGCATCTTACGATAACTCGGCAGGAGTTGCCACAGTTGGACGTTGGATTTCAAAATATGCAGGCGCATTAGGAAACTCTTTAAAGGTCTCAGTTTGTGCCTCATCAAATGCTTATTATAACGATAACGTAACAACAACTTCTGCTGCAGAAGCAAAAGGACAGACATTAATATCTGTCACAGATGCAGATGTTTTTACAATTCGTGATATCATTAGATTCGCAGGACACAATACAGAATATAGAGTCACAGCTTCGGACAACACATCAGGCGCAGAAACAGTAACAGTAGAAGCATTAGCTCAACCAGCAGGAACGGGACTAACAGAAGCGGTAGCAAACGCAGTTCAGATTAGTCGATACTGGGAGTTTTACAATCAATTTGATAAAGCGCCCGGCAAGTCAGGAACAGCAAGTGCAGTCACAGGTTCATCCGATGACGAAATCCACGTAGTGGTTGCGGATGAAGATGGAACGATAACAGGAACACAAAACGAAGTCTTAGAACGATATGCATTTGTTTCACTTGCATCAGACGCTAAAGACTCACAAGGTGCCTCTAATTACTATGCTAATGTAATTCAAAGAAGTTCAGAATGGGTATATCACGGTGGACAATCCACAGCAATATACGCAAGTGCAAGTGACAGCAGAACTCATGCGGGTTCAGTTGCAACTGCATTTACAAGACCTTCTTCACCAGTCACAGATTCATTAACTGCTGGAGCAGACGGTAGATTACCTACAGCTGCTCAAAAATATACTGCGTGGACAGACAAGTTTGGAGACGGTGAAACATCCGATATCTCCTTTATAGTTGTCGGTTCAACACAGACAGATAACGGATCAGGAGTAGCACAAGATATTCTTGCAGATCACAACACAATCGTTAATCAAGCAATCCAAGTAGCAGATGGTAGAAAGGATTGTATGGCGATTGCATCACCTAGACGTGTATCAGTAGTAGGTGTCACATCTGAATCAACACAATCAACTAATGTAATTGCGGATTACGCTTCAATAACATCTAGTTCTTATGGTGTGTTAGACTCAGGTTGGGTTTACCAATATGACAGATACAA